CTTTGCGAGATCAGCTCTGACTCGGCCATCTGTTCCATGGCGAGTGCCTTGTCGAGCTGGCCGTCTTCGGTGAGGAGGTCGGAGGTCAGCATGAGTGCGACTGCTTTTGCGATGACGGCGGGCACGGTCGCCGTGAGGTTGCTTGCTGAGTATTCGGTCGGACGCACGCGGTAGTTGACCCAGACTGTCGTGGGCAAATCGGTGCTCTGCGGAAAGCGCACGTTGTCGCCGAGGAGGGTGTAGCCAATCTGGCGGGGTGCAACGTGTGTTGCAGGGTTGTCGCGCAGGACGCCGAAGACTTCGCCCATGGCGGTCTGGCCGCTCTGCTCGTAGGGGATGAAGTAGCCGGTCGTGTCGTTGCCTTCGACGGTGCGTTCCTCGACGCGCATGAGTTCCGGCCAATCGGCCCATTCCCAGCAGTCGGCGATGCGCTCGTTGGCGGCGGCGGTCATCATGGTTCTTGCGCCGGATGGGATGGCGTCGATGGTGCTGGCGTCGTTGCCGACACGTTGCCACGCGCGGAGCAAGATAGACTGTAAGGTTACTGTGCGCATTAGCTGTTGAGTGCGTTCATGGCCGACTGCACGGCGGCTTCAAAGGTGACGCTGGGATTCGGCCACGATGCTTGCGGTGCCGGATCGGCGGCGAACATGGTGAGGACTTGCTGCAAGTATTGCTCGACGGCGTCTAGCTCGGCGCAGGTTTTGCCTGCGGCGGTGAGGGACTGGCGCAGATACAAAAGTGTGGGCTGGCGGTCGCCTGCGAGGCCGACACTGCGGAGGTGTTCTTCGGCGGTGACGGCGGGCGGCGGCGTAGCGATAAGCGTGCGGCTGGCGGCGTCCCAAATGAGGCTGCCGTTTTGCAGTCCTTCGCCTTGCTCGTCGGTGAGCGGGAGCGCGGTGATGCCTTTCGGAAGCGGATCGGCGATGACGGTGCCGATGCTGACGGATTCGCCTGTCGTGGTGTTATAAAGGAGGTGCCAGTTTTGCATGACTTAGGGGATGCCGATGAGGGTGAAGCCGTAGCGTTCGGGATTGGCTGCAATGCGGTTTTGCATGGCGAGGCGCGATCCTGCTGGGATGTTGCGACCGAATAAGGTGACGCTCGGCAGGGACGTAGCTGACGTTTCGGCGGTGGTAAATTCGTGCCGCACTGCGCCAAACTGCACTTCGCTTGAAGCCGCCCCGACGCCGAGTTCAAAAATTCGGGGTGTGGTGTTGGCGAGCGTTGCGTCGTGACCTGACAGAACAACAGAAACGGCGCGGTAGGCGCGGCTTGTAGAGGCAACGCCTTCCACCCAGTTGCCGCTGGCCCCGCTAAAGCTGATGCCTTGGCTATTGGCTGTGTTGCCGCCGATGACATCGACGCTGGTAGGAGCGTCCGCGTAGTTTCCCGCATTGGCTGGGAGCATGGTCACCGTTGCCGTTTTGCCGCCCGTGACAACGGATTGTATGCGGGCCGAAAGGCGCGTGCCGCTGGGAATCTTAAATGGAATGGCAATTGTCACGCCATTCGCCGCGCCTACGGCGATGTTTTCGGCGATGGCAGTCTCTGATCCGCTGGCGCCGGTGGCAATGTCCAAGAGGGTCGCGGTGTTTACTGTGCTGGCGCCGACACCAGACACAACAACGTAAAGCAAAGAGGCGTTTGCCGATGTTGAAGCGATAATTTGCGCCCAGCTTCCCTTGGTGTGAGCGGAAGTATTGGCCGTTACCGTAACGGCAGATGATACGTCTACAAAATTGAACGAAGCGTCCTCATACCAGTTGGTATTCCGAAACAACGGCGTGGCACCGAGATAGGCTTTTTGCAGGAGGGCCATAGGTCAGGGATCGGTGATGAGGAAGAGCGTGGCCGCGTCGGGACTTCCGATGGCGTTGTATTCGGCTTGGGTGAGTGAAACGATGTTGTTGACCACGTCGCTGCCGCTGCCTGCGCTGGTGTCGCTGACCACGTTGACGCCAGAGCGGTCGGCGGCCGTCAGAGTGCGGGTGGTGCCGGTGGTGATGCCGCTGAGTTGGAAGGCTAGATTTTTGGAGCTGTCGCCGTTGTCGTAGAGGAGGAAGTTGGCGCCGTTGAAGACATCCGGCAGAATGCCCGCGTAGGTCCAGTCAGTTGCGCGTGTTCCGGTGGTGGCAACACGAATGTAGATGCCCGCGGGCTTGCGGTTGATGAGCCAAGTGCCTTCAGGTTCGCGGACGAGGTAGGCGCTGTCTACGGCTGGCGGGTTGGCGGTGGGCAACGCGCTGAAGTTTTGCACCTCGCCGTCGATGTAGGACGCGCCGCCGCCGCCTCCAGACCCCTTGAGGTCGAAGTTGCCGGTGAACGGATTGAAGGCGAAGCCCATTGGAAATTAGAAATTTGAGATTTAAGAGCGGGTGACGGCAGCGAGGTCCGCGTCGTTGGTGGTCGGCGGATTGGTCGTGTAGGAGAGGGTCAGCGTGGCGACCGTTTGGCCTCCGCTGCCGCCCTCTTTGTAGGTGACGGTCTGGATGTTGTTCGTGCTGCCGTAGTAGCTGATCGAGAGATAGTCGTGCTGCGGAATATTTAATCCGGCGACGTTCCTGACGTTAATGTTCGGGTGCATGGGATGGGGAAGTTGGCAGTGGTCAGTTGGCAGTTGGCAGCAGGAGCATTAAGCGGAAGGAGCGGCGGTCATGCCGAGTTGCTGGTCTTGGGCCATCTTTTGCAGCGCGGGCTGGGCGCCGGTGCGGCCGATGACGGCGTTTTGTTGCTGTTGCAACTGGAATTGGAAGGCTTGTGCTCTCGCGTCGATCATGCTGCGGAAGATTTCGTCTTGGGCGTAGCGCTGCTGGACGGCGGGGTTGGACTGGATGATTTGCTGCAAGGTTTGCAGCCTTACCTGCGCGTTTTGTCCGCCTTCTTTGAGCGGCGGCTCGGTGCCTGCGGCGATTTTGGCGAAGGCGGTTTGTTCGTCTTCTTGCTCGGCTGCGGTGGCGGCGCCGATGTCTTGGACCAAGATGTCGGCGAGGTTTTGGTCGAGGGCCGCCATCATGTAGCGGATCAAATTTGCTCGGTCCAAAACTCCGAAAGAATCCAGGGGCACTAGGGTGTTTGCGACGAACGTAAGTTTGGCCTCAAGGGCGGCTGCGTCGAGCGTGCGGGCATCGAAATCCGCTACCACGTCGAACTGTCCGCGGATGTCGGCGGCGCCTTCGGTCATGGCGACCGGGTTGCCGGTGATGCGGGCGACCTCTTCCGGCGTCATGTATTGCTGGGCGAGCTGCATGATCTGGGCGACGACTAGCTTCATGTCGAGGAGCCACGAATCGACCAGCTCCTGCATGTGGAGCATGGAGATGTTGGGGTTGACCGTGTCGGTCATGCGGCCGAAGTAGCGGTCCACATCGGCGCGGGTCGCCATCTCAACCTCAATGCTGCCCTGGCCGAATGGCGGCGGGGCCATCCAAGAGATTTCACCTGGGCGGCGCTCGGGGATTTGCACGCCGGGGCCGAGGACAAGGTCAAATTTTCCGCGCGCGGCCGGGGTTTTAAGCGGAGGAATGATGCTGAGACTTGTGGCATCAACCCGCGCATCGCGCTGGATCTTGCACTCTTCCTGCGCGGTCTGGGTGATCTCGGGGATGCCGCGCGCCTCAAGCAGCGGGCGGGTGTTGCGCTCGCGGGGCAATTCAACGAAGGGATACAAGCCGTGGTCATACGGCATCAGCTCATGGATGGCGGGCTTGTCGGTGATGTTGTAGCTGAGGACGGTGCGGGTGACCTTGGTGGCGTTGGTGCGCGGGTCGTGCTCCTTTTTGTAGACGTGCCAGACTTCGATGAGGTCGCGGAGCTGCTCGAAGAGGAAATTGTCCGAGCGGTGGATGTTGAGGTGGATGCGCTTTAGCTCGCCCTTGTGCTTCACGGCGCGCTCGACCCATTCGCTGTCCCAGCCTTCCAGCGTGGCGCGCTCGCGGAGTTCAAATTCGCTGAGGAGTTCCCGGCGGGCGACAAAGGGAGCGCGTTGAATTGAATCGGTCTGTATTGGAAAAATTATGTCCTCCCAGGGTTCCAAGGAACGCACGACCGGCTTGCTGCTGAAAATGTAGGGCTGCTCCCATTCGACTTCGCCCTTTTCGCGGAACTGGCGGACTTTGGTCGTGCTGCCCAGCTCGGGGATGATTTCGCCCATCAACTGCGCGGCGAGTTCTTCCTGCTCTGGGTCAAGGATGACTTCGAGGAGGGCTTGCAGGTTGGGGTCTTGGCTTTCCTGCAGCATCATCATGGCCTCTTCCATGGTGAACGTCTTGATTTCGACGCGGGTCTGCTGCTCCCAGTCGATGGCCATGATGGCGAGGCCATAGGTTTCGCGGGTCTCGGCGGCGAGGCGGACTTCGCGCCGGAGGTCATCGAGGCAATGGCCCATGAGCCACTTGAGGACGGTGTCGATGGCGTTCTTTTTGGCCACGTCCATGGACTCGACGGGCTGCACTTGGATGCGCGCCTTGAAGAAAGCGTTAACCAAGGCGATGACACGCTCGCGGATCAGCGATTCGGAAAGAAAAACCCGGGTGTCAGCCGCATTCTCGAAAGGAAAGATTTTCTTCCCGTAGGCGCTCTGGTGCTTGCGGCCGTCGTCGGTTTGCCCGGGCCAAATACAATATCTTGTATTGAAGTTTTTGACCTTGCGCTGCTGATACTGACTGCCGTCAGCGTCGGCCTGGTCGATGTCGCCGATGATCTTGGTGAGGTCTTCTCGTTTAAGAGTCATGGGACGAGGATGGTGGGATTGCGTGGAGTGTAGTTGACCGCGCACTGCGGGTTTTTCTTGAGGAACCAAGAGCGGAACGATTTGTCGCCCCAGCAGTCGCGGCCAAGGTGCTGTTGCCACGCGAAATAAGCATCGGCCGGCACGTCCATGACATGCTGGCCGAGACCATCGACGGTGCAGTGTTCGATCTGGTCGTTGAGCTGCTTGGCGCGGGTGGATTGGATGCCGGCCATGACTTGCTGGGCATGCCAGCCGGTCTTTAGCTCATCCCGGACGAGTTGCGCTAACTCGCCATCCATGTCGGCGACCAGATCGCCGAAGATTTGATCTGACATCCTAACTGCGACGGCTCCC